CTTGAGAGAAAAATTAATAATACCGCAAGAAATTCTTATGGTAATTTAGATTTTACCAGTGGTGTTAGTGATGAAAATTCTTATATAGGAAAAGGGATGAAACTCGACATATAAGTAAGAAATTATAAAATTCCAAAATTAAAGAAGTATGGCAAATTTGCTAGGTAAATTTCAAACTAGAGAGTTCACCTCTTGGAAGGGTCTGACTAGAGATAATCATATTGGTGCTATCTTTGGTGCAGCTCCACAAAAGGCTAGTAATCTGATGATTCAGATGCTTGCTGCAAGGAGAGGTAGAACACTTGACACCCTGTTAAGTCAGTTTCCCACTAAATCATTTCCAACTGAGGATGAATATCAATGGGATTTGACTGGTAGTGATAGACAGAACATTGAACTTATTGAAGCTAGAGATGAGGATGGCACTCCTGTAACTGCAAATAGTGGCATGATTGGTGCAGGCACAGCTCCTTTCTATCTAGTATTTGGTAAAGATTGGTTCGCAGACGGTGAATATATCGTTGGAAATCTTAATGAAATCTATCAGTTTAGAATTCTTGGTGATGCAAGAATGGAAGTAACTAATGCATTTTACAAGGTTGAACTTGCTGGTGGTAATGAGGATGGTGTTCCTGCTGAGAGATTACTTCAGGGTGAACTATTCAGTGTTGAAGCAGCCTTTGTTGAAGGTGAAATGTCAAGAGAGGTTGGTGATGTGAGATTTGCATCTGATGTCAAGATGAGGAATGAATTCTCACACATTAGAATTAAGCACAAAGTTCCAGGTAACAAACTTAACAAGAAACTTGCTGTTGGTGTTCCTGTGATTGTTAATGGCAAGAGAACCACTACTAATATGTGGATGCACTATGTAGACTATGCAGTTGAAACACAGTTCTCTGACTACAAGAACAATGCTATGGCATTTGGTAGGTCTAACAGAAACAGCAATGGTGAATACATGAACATTGGTAAGTCTGGTAGTGCTATTAAGACAGGTGCTGGTCTTTATGAGCAGATGGAAGTGGCTAATACTACTTATTACACCACCTTCAGCCTTAAGCTTATTGAGGAAGCTCTATATGACCTATCCTATGGTGAGCTTGACATTAAGGACAGAGTTTTCATCATGAAGACTGGTCAGAAGGGTGCAGAGCAGTTCCATAAGGCTATTATGTCTGAGGTTAGTGGATGGAATATGTTTGCTATTAATGCTGATGCACTTGGTGTAGTTCAGAAGACTAACAGTCCTCTACATAGCAATGCTCTGAGAGCTGGCTTCCAATTTGTTGAGTACCTTGCTCCTATGGGTATCACCCTTAAGGTTGATGTAGACCCATACTATGATGACCCTGTAAGAAACAAGATTCAACATCCTCATGGTGGTCCTGCATTCAGCTACAGGTATGATATTATGGAAATTGGTAGCCCTGAGCAACCTAATATCCAGAAGTGTGTTGTTGAGAATGAGCCTGAGTATAGAGGTTATCAGTGGGGTCCTTTCAGAAATCCTTTCACTGGACAGACTAACAATCCTTATGCAAGCTTTGATGAGGATGCAGCAGTCATCCATAAGTATGCTACATTAGGTGTGCTAGTATTTGACCCAACCAGAACTATGTCTATCATCCCTGCTATTCTACAGGGCTAAATAATAAACAAAGGGTAGGGGGATAACCCCTACCCATTTTAACCAAAAAAAGGAGAATAAAAATGGCAAAAGAGAAGAAAACAGAAGAGAATCTTGGTATTGTTCTTGATGAAGAAACTATTAATCAACCTATAGAAAAAACTCCTATCCCAAAAGATAGTGACCTATTTGAAGAGGAAGAACCAAAAGTACCTAGACTTTCAGAGGAAAGAGATTCACTAGTAAATTGCTTAACTAATGAAATAGTTATTGTAAGATTTATTGCAAAGGCAAGAGGAAATATTACTGACCCAAAGCATATCCTATATGGTAATATGGCTCCTAAGTCAAAGATTAAATTCCCAGTTCCCATGTTGAGGTCAGGGCAGTATGCCGATGTCCTTACAAAGGAAGAAAAGAAATTCCTTGAATGGAAGCTAGGTCTTGAACCCAATGCCTTGAGTGTCTATAATAGAAAGAATAACTTTTGGGATGACTCTAATCAGCAGGGTATTGGCAGAGTAGAACTTACTAAAGGTGATAATTACTTTGATAAGTCTAAGCCACTTGATTATATTAAACTAGCTATTCTTAGGAGTTACAGTGATATTATTGCTCCTTCTATGCAAGTCCTTCAAGACCAACCAAAAGCCACTTATAGATTTGTAATGATTAGTGAAAGTGATTCTGCAAAGGATGCTAACATTAGAGTTACAAGCAAAGCTCAGGCTTATAAGGAGTTTGGTAAGATTGACAATGACATTGATACCATGCGTATCCTCGTTGAGCTGATTGAAGCCAAACCTTATTCGGTCAATACGAAAGCGGATGTCCTGCGTGCCAGAATCAACACGCTCATTCAGGCAGACCCGAAGGAGTTCCTGCGCCAGATTACCGACCCTATGCTGCACACGAAGGTTATTATCAAGCGTGCGGTTGAACTTGGCAAGGTGAGCATGCGCAACGACTTCTACTACCTGAAGTCCGACGGCAGTCCTCTCTGC